TTTAGTATATGTCAGCGCAGTAGTACCAACAGCAACCATCGTAGTTGTGTTATACCAAGCACTATTACCATTTATAGTACCGCCGCTTGCAATAGGTATGAGACCCGTATCGTTAATAGCATCCGGTGTGTTGTAATCTGTTGCGCGAGTTAGCACCCACGGTATAGAAATCGTGTCTCCATTGGTCGTCAAAATGTAAACGCCACGTTGAAATGACGTACTTTGATCTTTCATTAACACTCTAGAATTTAATGCTGGGCTTAATCCATCCAAAGTAAATGCAGCAAAAGTACCGCTATTATCTGTTAAGGTTGCACCCACTCCCGATGAACCATTGGCATAAGTCGAGCCCACATTAGCTGTTGATGCTGCGAAACATTCTTGACCGCCGCCTGTTGCAATATTATCAACGTAATTCTTAGTGGCTGCATCTTGCAACCCAACGGGATCACTGACATTGTTAATCAAGTGACTATTCATGTTAAGCGCCTGAGCCTGAGCACCCAATGCGGTAATCCCTGTTGTAGTAGATGAACCAAAATTTGTACCATCAGATACCAAAACATTACCGGATGTGCCAGCGGTAGCAGGATAGGTAGCGGTTGTCCAACCTGGCGCTGTTGTTCCGGTTGACTGGAATAGCTGACCAGATGAACCAACCGCGCTAAATGCCATAGCAGACGCGCCACTATAAGGCACTGCGCCCGCACTGGCTGTTAATGATGCGCCAGTACCGCCATTGGCTAATGATAATGGCAATACCAATGCTGATTCAGCACTATAAATAACATTCCAAGATGCTGCTGTTGTGCCAGAAGTGAGAATACAAGTGACAATAGCCCACGTATTTGCAGCTAACGCTTGAACTGTATTTGCACCGGATGATTGAACAGTCACAACACCGGATGAGTTATTAACAATCAAAAATGATTGCCCTAACACTAATGTTGACGTTACTGGGAGCACCACTGTTTGAGTTGTTGCGCCAGTAAAGTACTGCTGATATTGGCTACCAACTACAAGTGTTGTGGTCGCCGCAGCTGTTGCGGTTGTCGCATATGATGCTAAGAAATTATTAGCAGATAGGTTTGAATTGATATCCCATCCTGCAAACTTAGATGCACCTGGGGTCGCTGTATAACCCAATGTGGACTGCATAGCGGCCGCTGTGGTGTCGGCTAATAAACTAACGCCTAATGCTGTAATCGTTCCCGCCACATAAGCCGATGCGTTATTAACATAAGCATACGAATTTGCACCCAATGTTAAGCCACCTATACCTATTAACGATGGATAGGCAGATATAATCTGAGCAATAGTGCTTTGAACTTCATTAAATGCGTCTGCTGAATCGCCAACATAAATAATATCCGCAGGGACGGGTGATGTTTTAGCAGGGAAATCCTTTAAGCGTTCGGTCGTAGCCATAATCCATTAGCTCCTAAATATATTTTTTAGCAATAACAAAAGTTGATCGTGATGTGATAACAAAATTACCGCGGGACGTTATAACGTGATCATCACCTTCCGGCGGGTTTTCTTGCTCGCTGCTAATGAATGCTTGAATAGGCACCATGTAGCTTAATAAGTGTTGCAGAAAGTGCATGATTCATCCTCCTACGGAGTATTGAATTTCTGGTTTACAGCCATCCAAACAAGACCCGATGCTGTCGTTGCTCTTGGCGTGCCATTAACTGTGCCGACAGAGAGAATTTTTGCAGCACCTAAGAGATAGGTTTGTCCTGATTGAACACCAGGCAACCATTGCGCATCACCGTGAATATTCTCCCACACAATGTCACCGGATGAACCAGAGACAAAAATATATGCGCCTATCAATGTCAGGCCATTAATAGTAAATGCCGCGTCTATTGTGACAGCATCACTATATGATGGTACAAATCCCCACGTAATCATAAAACCTCCCTGTTACTGGTTATAATATATTGTTTCGTAAACTCTATCCGAGATCATGTCAGCATCTAATGCTAATGTCATGGTCTGAAACGCATCTACACCATGCGAAGCCCAATTGTGCAATGGTCTATTTTTATATGTACCCATTTTATCATCAAATTCCTTGCTATAGTTACTCAAACAATCAATTAATCTGACCGTATTTTCTTTATTGAAATCGCACACATAAAGTTTACGGCGAATGGCCTCTATAGCATTTTCCTTACTGGTCGGCCTTGGTACAACGAAAGCATATTCACCCATTTCTGACATGAAATCTATCGTGTTTTTGCCAGTGTTAAAATCTCTCTTTTGCCCATCATGAGGCACAAAATGCTCTTTAAAAGTGAGATTGTATCGCGCACAGAATCGCCTTATTTCGGTCACATAAAAGGCTAAATCACGGTTATTATTCTCTATATAACCAATGATACAAATACGTTGGTAGCCTTCGACCGATCTAAGTTGGAACATTACAATAGCCGTACAATCGTTAATACCCAAATCCCATGCGGCATAAACATTCGCATTGGGAAGCATTAAATCAGATATAAGCTTGTTATTGTCATAGATATTTTTAATAGCGTGCGCAAAGTATTTTGTTTCTTGGTTAACTTGCACCTCACCATAATATTCTTGTTGAATGAGATACTCAGGCATACCAGCGCGTCTATCTTCTTCGATCATGTCATCGGTGATATAACGATTGCCGTTTTCATCAACCAAATTGACAATACTGTCCACGCGGCAATACCACAGGGGATCATCTTTATTGCTCTGTATCATGTGGTAAAAGTGGTTCATGCCATCAAAGGTCGATTGCCCTATCATCCAGCCACCATTTTGCCGAAGCGCTGGCATCATCACGTAGCAAACGCGAGGGTCTTGGAAGGCAAATTCAGAGTACACAATGCCACGCGGGTTAGTACCTCGAAGTTTATCCGGATCAATATCAGAGCCAACCACCCAAATGACAGAACCATTGACCAATTTGATTTTCATCTCAGCATTATTCATGTTGACCAACAAGCGCCTATGTATCATATCCAAGAATTTGACTGAGCGACCATCCGGCATCAATATCGCGCCATCCCAAAGCACAGCGCGTGCGCGGACGTTTGTGGGATAAACCATCATATAAAGCCCAGGGCTTTCAACAGCGCCTTCCAAAAGGATGTTCCATGACTCCACCTCTTTTCCCGATCGCCGCGGCCGCTCTAGCAAAAAGCGCTTTATTCCCTGGATAAACAACGCTTGAGCGACTTCGCTTTGATAAAGCCTGAAAGGAACATAAGGCAATTTTATCTCTACCCCATCCTCAAACATGACATACAAATTTGCCTGCTCATCCCTTCGCATCTCATAGGTTGATGAGACTACATTAACCATAGCCTCTGACATTTTGTTTATCCTTGCGCTTACTTCTCTTAGTCTGCTCATTGTCTCACGTGAAACATTTTAGTATTTAATAATCATGGTCACTACATTGGATGGCTGAATGATACTTGTTGGCTGGCCACCACCAGGATTAGTGATAACTGTTGTATCGACACTCCCAGCCGGATCGGCAATCTCAATCGGCGTTGCTCCACCAACATTAACAGAAGGGATGTTTTTCTTGAGGCCGTAAGCACTGACTGGCAATTGGTTTGCAACCAATGTCACTGACTCAACGCCACCCGTATTGCCAACCGCATTGCCTAATGTTCCGGTACCTGAACCACCCGACCCAACAGGCACTTTTCGCCTGAAATCTGGCACATTAAATGTGGTTGAACCATTACCAATACCCCAGGTTGTGCCAACTGCCGCGAACAATGCCGCATAAGTAGCACGACTAATCGCTGAGCCATCACATAATAGCCATCCTGATTGAACAACCCCACCACCGTATATTTTCATATCGCCAGGCTGGAATAATTGCGCAGCAATTTGGGCTTGAACAAATGGTATAAGGTTTGCCAAAAATGCCTGTACTGTCATTCCTGTACTGCTGACAGCATCGTAGTAGCCAACAAGACGAGCCCCATCTACACCCACACCCTCAGCCGCAAGCATGGATTGCAACACAGAGGCACTCGGATTAGATGCAATAAGCGCCGCTGTTACGCCACTCCCACTACCTATCCACACCTGATTAAGCGCAAGCGGTGGCAATTGAGTAAATGGTTGCGCCATGGGTAAATACGTATTGATGATGTAAGACAAATTCCTAGATTGAATATAATTAAAATTCTGCTGAATCAACAAAAGTAAACGATCAAGTGCAGCATCTAAATTTGCACCGTTGAAATTCTGAGCATTGGCAAAGTTAGTCGTTAAACTAACCGCAACCTGTCGATTGATCGTTAAGTAATAACCCGTTGTCGGTGTAAATAACAACGTAATATAACCACCCGTTGTCGGGTCAGCATTAAAGGTGACGCTATAATCAGTATTAAGCAATAAAACATCAGAAGATGGAATTGGCGCAACATTTGATGCCTGATAATAAACGACAATATCTGTTGATAATGGCGCATAAAATGCAAACGTATAAATCAATTGCGCTGAATTAGTGGTGTACTGAACGATCGTTTGTTGCTGTGGTATCGCTGGCATAAATAATCCTTATCTACCGTACAAGTGATGTTGCCCTGGTTCTAAATGTCCTTTGTCACCCATGATCTCATTGATGTAGGGGGTCAATACAGGGGTAGTTTTGAGAGGTACTATGTAGCTCATAGTATCTCTGAAATGCTTGCCAGCGGCCTTTAAATCGCCCTCAGCGGCAGATACAAACGTTGCCATTGCATTGCCTAACAATCTGATTGATGGCGAGCCTAATAAGTTTAAAATCATATCCGAATTTTGGTGTCGTGGATCAAGTATGCCAGAGAATAACGCCAAACCTGGCTGGCTTAATTCCAATAGAAATTTAGCACGTTGAACATTATTCATTCTAGATATATCTGGCATGGTTTTGCCAAAGGCCATATTTTCAAGCCATAACATTGCATAGGATAGTGGCATAGCGCCTATCAGGGTCGCTGTCGCCCATGCTAGTTTCTGCTGGGACGCATCAGCGGTTTTGTACCCTTGGATTAAAACCTTGTCTACAAAAGATAATGAGTACATTTTGAATTGCGATAATTGCCTTAGCAGCACACCGCCTGGCGAGCCTGGTTTGGTGCCGCCTAGCAAAAATGCTTTCTCAAATTCCCCAGGGTTTAATACCATATTCTCGCTAGCAATCTGTGCCATAGCGTGTACTTTTCTATAGAGATCGT